GGCGAGTTTTCGTCAAACGGGTTAAAAATGCCTGACGTGTCAAGCATGGTAAACGTCATTGTGCCGGCACTAAATTGGTCGCCTTGATCTTTGCGGCCGCGCCGCACGTTCACTTGGTTAATGCCGTCAAGTACGCTCGCATAATTTGTTGTGCCGTCAAGTACATATGTGCTGTTGTCTAATACGCCAGCGGTCGCGTCGTCAAGCAAAAATGCGTCTTGTTTAAAACCTGTGTCAATTTCTAAGTCGTAGTTACCACTACCAACAACTGCAACGCCGGGCATTATTGTGCAATCATCAAATCAAGTGGGCCGTTAGTGCGCTGATATGCCAGCAAACTGTTCAACACGCTTTGACCGATCTCGGCGCTGGTCGATATACCGCCAGTCACGTTAATCGTTACTGGTTGCGGTTCGCGTGCCGCAATACGCTCAGCCATACCAAACGTCGTCAGCGCACCGATCTGTGCGCCGCCTGCCGTGCCACCAATACTGGTTTGTGCGCCACTCGACCCACCGCCACCGCCACCACCGCCGCCGCTTGTTATAACCGACGGTGTAACTGGCACACCTGCACCAGCTTCACGCGCCATACGGTCAGCGGTACGAATATCAGCCGTGACCGCCTCAGCACCGGCAGCGCCGCCACCAATTCGACCCAAACTAATTTTACCAATTTTGCCAATATCCGTAAACGGGTTAATCAAATTAATGCCGTCAATAATTATGTTGATCGCACCAATAAACGAATTAGCAAACATCTCAAAACCAGCAATCAAACCGTTCAAAACAATGTTGACAATGTTTCTGAAACTCTCAAATTTTGTGTAAGCAATCGCTATACCTGTCACAACCGCTGCGATACCTACCGCAATTAAACCAAACGGATTTAATGCCATAGCAATATTGACTGCCATGATTGCGGCCGCAACCGCCGAAATTGTGCCAGCAATAACCAAAAACGCGGTTGGGTTTTTTTGCGCCCAATCAGCCATTGCCTGCAAATATGGCAACACTTTTTGCAACACGGGCAACAACGCCGCACCGATCGACTCTTGTGTTTCAGCCAAACTATTTTTTAATATTTTAAATTTGCCTGCCGCTGTTTCTGCTGATCGAGCCGCCGCGCCACCAAAATTATCTGACAACGTCATCATCACCGTGTCGAGTGACGCACCGTCTTTAATTAGGCCTTTCATTTCAGGCGACAACGCTTGTAGGCCTTTCATGTTGCCTGCGTACGCTTTAGCAAGCGCGTCGCTGACCGTCGCCAAATCTGTGCCAGTCGACGTTGCAATATCTTGAGCCAGCGACAACGCGTCGGTTGCCTCACCAACATTTTTAGTGCCAACAAGCAATGCGGCAAATGCTGGGCGCAACTCACTATCAGCCGTACCAGTTGCCCTCGACATAGCCGAGATCATGTCCTCAGTTGCTGCAACCGTAGCATCAGTAGCACCGACAACGTTTTGCATAGTGTTAGCCAAAATCGCTTGCTGTTGCTCATCTTCCGCTGCCGCTTTAGCCGCCAAACCCAACGCGCCAGCAACCGCCGTCAACGCGGCCGCTGCCGGTACAGCCGCCTTTTTGATTGCAAACTGTGCTTTTTCGCCAACGGTTTCTAACTGTTTAAATTCTTTGATCGCTTTGTCAATGCCTTTACCGTCAAACTCGCTGACAATAGGTATGGATAACGCCATGACTAAATCTCCCGTTGCACTTCGCGCATAGTTTTAGCAATCATTTTTGTCATCTCGGCTTCAATACCGCGACGCGCTTTATACACGGCTGGCCCAATCAATCGAGTGCGACCAACACCAACAAAACCGAGCGCCTGCCCAAGTTTGTTTGCGTTTGCTCGACCTGCTGTTTCAAAAATTGCTGCCGCCGGGTCTTTTTGCTCAATAAGAATTACACCGACCGCGCCTCGACGTGTATCAAAACGCATACGCACACCGTTGGCCGCTTTGGTAACTGTAAACGGAAATAGTTTGCGGTCGCGTTGTGTCCAGTTGTATTTCATGCCCGATAACGGTAAATCGGTGTAGACGGCTTTACCTGCCTGTATCGCTGGTTGTGCGATAGCGGTTGCGTCAGACTTAAAATCTTTTTGCAACTGTGGGTCAATTTTACGCAAACTGTTGATCGTCTGTTTAACCCCGACAATCTCTATGGTTGTGCTTGCTGGCATACGTTACCTTTTGTTTGCTTTGTTTAATACTGTAATCACCGTCAATAGGTCACGCGTGTCAAACTCGATATTCGTAGGCCAGTACCCTGTTGCAGCCAACAATTCTGCTAACTGCCGTCGGTAACTGCCTACGCCGTAGGGTTTGGGTTTGTCTCGTCTATCGCCTCAATAATCATGTTTGGGTTTTGTTTAACCCAGTCACGATAATTTGGCGGCAACGTTTCACCGTTGAGTTTCAACAAGTGAAACGCCCAACAAACAAGATCGGTGTATCCGATACCTTTGCCGTCTGATATTTTGCGGTTTTCTGTGCGTTCCCATTCGCAAATAACAAACATATTGGTTGTCATTTCGACTGGCGCTGACCCGTTGTTCAGGTCAACTTTTAGTTTTAGTTTCATGCCTGTCCTGTTCTCGGCCAGTTATGGCTCGTTTATTTTGTTACGGCAAACACCGTAAAACTATGACGTTGCTTTAGTAAGCACCCCACCGTTAAACGTCAACGTAACGGTTGACAATTCGCCCAGCGACGCGTTGATCGGGGTATGCGAAGCCAAGAAACAACCGGTCAAAGTGTATTTTGGTGCAGTTGAACTTGGTGTAGCCAAACCTGCAGCGGTCGGCGAAATAACAATCGTTGTCTGTATACCGACCAAACTGTAGATCGTTGCTTCTGTTTCGCTGGCTGCATACGACTGATACAACTCGATTTCAAATGAGTTGTTTTGCAACGATGTAACCGCTGAGCCACCAAAATAACGTGCGGTATCACCAAATGCCGTTGTCTCAAGTTGGTCGTAACCAAATGTCAAACTTGCGCTTGTGCATTGATCGGTTAAGTTGACCGAGTTGATCGTAAGTGCCGGGTTGCTCAAGTAAACCGTTGTTGTTGCTGCCATGTTCTACTCCTCTGTTATCTCTTTAGTTTTACCATGTTTTTTATCGTCTTGTGGGGATAGGTGACCGCTCTCGACTAAGTGTGCAATGTTTGCGTCGCCCAAGTCTTTGCCGTCAATGATGTCGCCCCGTTTAAGGCCGTCTAGTCGATTGCTGTTAACTAAATATTTGGTCATGCTGTTATCCCTGCTAATGCACAAGTCAAATCGTAGCAAGGGAACTCTTGGCCGCCGATTTCAAGTGTGCTTGGTTGTCCTGATGTAACGATAATTGACGACCCCAACACGGTTGCGGATATCTGCAAAATTTCGCGCAACACAGGTAAACCTGCTGGGCCGCTGCCAACAACTTTGACGGGAAAATCAACTCGAATAACGTTGCCGTTGCCTGCCGTTGTCGTGAAACGTGGCGCTAACAAAAACACACAATTTGGTACAAGTTTTGTCGGGTCGTTGACGACCCGTAAACCTGTGACGGCTGTGAGCGTTGCTGTGATGTCGTCAATAGCGACGTTCAGGACGTCGGTATATGGTGCTGGCATTTAGGCCACCGCTGGTCGATCAATACCTAGCAACTGTTTGACGATCGGTGTCAATGATTGTTGTGGTGCTGTACCCATGTTGTCAAACGACGCAAACACGTTTTCAAGACTGCCTCGACTACGCCACAGCGCTGCACCGTACATGAGCGTGCCTAGCGTTACGTCACCTGACGGGCTTGTGCTGAGACTGTCGTTGTAGCCTGCTTCTGCTCGACGGCGACTGCAAAATTGGTTAGCGGCGCTCACCGATTGCGTAATCAGCGTGTAATCATCTGACGGGTTAGTGATTGACACACCCAAATACGTGACTAAGTTTGCGGCCGTTATCCACGTACACGTTGGTGTGAACGCAACTGTGCCGGTGTAGATCGCCGCAAAATCAACGTCGCTACCTGTGCAAGCAAACAATATTTGGTTTGGTATTGGAGTGTTGCTGTCAAATGTCCATTCGCCAGTTGTGCCGTCTATGCCCGTGTATAAATATTGTGGGCAATTTAAGACGGTAAACGTGCCGTTAAACGGTGCGCCAAGCGAGCCAACAACCACGCTGTCGCCAACCTGTATATCGGTCGGCTCGAGCGTGGATATGCACGCGTAGTTGCTTAATAGTTGTTTGCTGGCTGTCGCGTATGTTGCCATGAGCGGTTGCCCCGCCCTTGCTTAAGCCTGTGTGATCTTGCGGATCATTCCAGAGATTGCAGCAAATGTCGACACGTAACCGTGAAATGACATTGTGCGGCCGAGTGTCGCTGGTACTTCAACGCTCATCAAGCCACGAATTTGTTCGTAGAACTCGTATGCGTCGCCTGTGCCTTGACCAACTCGAGTGATGACCATTGTTTTTGCAGCAAAGTTGCTGTCAACTACAAGTTCAAGACCAAGTGGGTTGCCGTTCCATGAAACTGCGTTTTGTGAACCAAGCGCGTTTTGACCTGACAAACCGTTTGCAATGAACGGAAATACTGGTCGGCCTGTGGTGTCTGCAAGTTTGCCAAGTTGTGCCCAAACGTCAACCGATACAAACATGTGTGTTGGCATCCAGTTGCGGTTTGTTGAAATGTCGCTTGCAGCGTCGTAAACGCTGGTCAACAAGTCGGCGAGTGTGCCGTCCCAAACACCTGACGATGTTGCTGCAGCCAACAAGTTGTCTGCACAAAGATTGTCTGACGCGAGCATGTATTCGCCCATTAGATCGTTCAAAATTTGTTGCATTGCTGGCGGTGACGTGAAGTCGATGTCTTGCACCGACAATGTGACCTGACCTGCAAGCGTTGTTTTTGTGACGCTGTTTGAAGCGATGACCATTGTGGTTGCTGACGCTGCAGCCAATTCGGTTTGCGACGCGACACTTGTGTGTGTTGTGATCGTTGGTCGAATAAATGTTTTTGACTGTCCACCGTCAGGGTATGCGCGTGCGCCAACTGCTTGAACTGCTGGTCGCAAGAAATTGATATCTTGCACAAGTGGCCCGAGAACTGGTACTGGCAACAGACCCGGTGTGTCGGTTGTGATTACGTCACCAGCGGCTGCTTGCAATGCGGTGCGCTGAGTTTTTGCGAACTCTTGCACGGCTGCGTTCATGTTTTTGAAAGTGTCGCCACCAATGTGGTATGCGGCCATGAATTCGCCGGCTGACGGCAGTTTGAATTCTTTTTTAGGTTGCGCCCACAATTTTTCTACGGTTGCGGTCGCTGTTTCGACTACTGGTGTTTCTGTTGCTTCGCTCATGGTTTTGTCTCCTGTTGTTTCTTGATCTGATATTAACTCTACTTGTGGCTCGGTTTGGTGGATACCTTCAACGGTTGCCGTGTCGGGTGCGCTGGCCGCAACGTCGGTGATGACCGCGCCGCTAAACGCGCCTTCGCTGACGAGCGACAATTCTGACCAGTTGGCGGCCTCGACAATCATTGTGCCGTCGTCGTCAAAACGAAATTTTGTTGGTGTTACACCGACTGATACTGCGTCGATTACGCCGTCATTTGCCAGCGTTAAAGCTTCGTCGCCTAAGCGTGTGGCGCTGATTTTGGCGGTAAACATCATGCCTTGTGGGGTGTCTACGCGTTCAACAACTTTGCCGACGATTTGGTTGCTGTCGTGTTGCATATAAAGTTTTGGGTCGCGCCCCGTGACTGGCAACGACCCTTGCAAAAACCGTACTTTTGTGCCGTCTAAAACTGTTGCTGTTTCG